GGCGGCTGCGCAGGTCGAAATCGGGTGTCAGGCCCGGATGCTGGGCAATCAGCGGCAGGCCGGCCACTGCGCCTCCCAGCCGGTCGCGCGCTTCCAGCACCTGCACCTGCCAGCCCCGGCGCGAGAACGCTTCGGCACTGGCGCAACCTGCCAGTCCGCCTCCGATGATCACCACCTGCTTCATCCGTTCGTTCGCCTCGGTTCCATTTTTCGTCGTGGCCCAGCAACCCGACGCGATCCATGCTAGTCTGCCGGGGTTTTCCCGGATAGGAGTCAACACTGCCATGGATCGTGCCCACGTAACAGTCGTCGAACATCCGCTGGTCCAGCACAAGCTTACGCTGATGCGCAAGGTCGAGACCAGCACCAACAACTTCCGCCGGCTGCTGAGCGAACTCAGCGCCCTGCTGGCCTACGAAGTGCTGCGCGACATGCCGATGCACGAAGTGACCATCCAGACCCCCCTGGAGACCATGCAGTCGGGTCTGATCGACGGCAAGAAGCTGTGTCTGGTCTCCATCCTGCGGGCCGGCAGCGGCATTCTGGACGGTTTTCTCAGCGTCGTGCCCGGCGCCCGGGTGGGTCACATCGGGCTGTACCGTGACCCCGAGACGCTGCAGGCCGTCGAGTACTACTTCAAGATGCCGCCGGACATGGACGGACGTGACGTGATCGCCGTCGACCCGATGCTGGCCACCGGGCACTCGGCCGTGGCGGCCATCAGCCGCATCAAGGAAACCAGACCGCGCTCCATCAAGTTCGTCTGTCTGCTGGCCGCGCCCGAGGGCATCGAGACCCTGCAGAATGCCCACCCGGACGTGCCCATCTTCACGGCCGCCATCGACCGCTGCCTGAACGATCACGGCTACATCCTGCCCGGTCTGGGTGACGCCGGCGACCGGATCTTCGGCACGAAGTGACCTTGCCTCCCACCGGACGGCAAACCCCGTCCGGCCCTTCCTTCCGATCATTCTCCATTCCATGACCCAATCCTCTTTCGACTTCGATCTTTTCGTCATCGGTGGCGGCTCGGGCGGCGTGCGCGCGGCCCGCATCGCGGCCCAGCACGGTGCGCGCGTGGGCATTGCCGAGGGCTTCCGTTACGGTGGCACCTGCGTCATCCGCGGCTGCGTGCCCAAGAAGCTGCTGGTATACGCTTCGCGCTTCCCGCAGAGCTTCGAGGAAAGCCGGGGCTTCGGCTGGAACGTGTCCCCGGCCACCTTCGACTGGGAAAAGCTGGTGGCGGCCAAGAATGCCGAGATCACGCGGCTGGAAGGCGCCTATTCCGCCAACCTGGACAAGGCCGGCGTGAAGCGCTTTGGCGGATACGCCCGCTTCCTGGGCCCCAACCGGCTGGCCATCGACACGCCGGATGGCCGCCAGGAAGTGACGGCGAAGGAGGTGCTCATCGCCACCGGTGGTGAACCGGTGATGCCCGAGGATCTGCCCGGCGTGGAGCTGGCCATCAGCTCCAACGAGGTCTTCGACCTGCCCGTGTTCCCGAAGCGGATCGCGGTGGTGGGCGGCGGCTACATCGGGGTGGAATTTGCCGGCATCTTCCATGGACTGGGTGCAAAGGTCACGCAGATCCATCGTGGGCCGCGGGTGCTGCGCGGCTTCGATGTGCAGATGGCGGACCTCATTGTCGAGACCTACCGTGACAAGGGTATCGACATGCGGATGAACACCACGCTCAAGCGTCTGGATCGGCAGCCGGATGGTTCCATCCGCATCACGCTGCACGATGACAGCACGCTGGACGTGGACCAGGTGCTGATCGCCACCGGACGCCGGCCGGCCACCCGCAACCTGGGTCTGGAAACGGTGGGCCTGGAGACGGGCAAGGCGGGCGAGATCCGCGTGGACGAGCTCTCGCGCACCCAGGTGCCCGGCATCTACGCGGTGGGTGACGTGACCAACCAGGTCAGCCTCACGCCGGTGGCCATCCGCCAGGGCCACGCCTTTGCCGACACCACCTATGGCAAGAAACCCTGGGTGGCGGACCTGGACTTCATTCCCACGGCCATCTTCTCCACGCCGGAGCTGGGTACGGTGGGCCTGAACGAAGAGCAGGCGGTGGAACGCTGCGCCGTGGTGGATGTCTACCGCAACAGCTTCCGCACGCTGAAGGCCACGCTCTCGGGCACCCAGGAGCGGGTCCACCAGAAGATCCTGGTGGATGCCAGCACCGATCGGGTTCTGGGCGTGCAGCTGCTGGGCCCGGACTCGGCCGAGGTCATCCAGGTGATGGCCACGCTGCTGCGCATGGGCGTGACCAAGCGCGATCTGGACCAGACCATGCCGCTGCACCCCAGCAGCGCCGAGGAACTGGTGACGATGCGCACGGTGGCCCAACGCCACATCCGCAAGCCGGCCCAGTAAAGGGGCGGACAGGGACGGCCAGGCACGCATTGATGGCCCCGAAACGGGGTCGTCGAAGGGCGCTTCCATCCCGTCCCGAGACCCTGGCGGCCTGTGATCCATTCACGATCCATATGGTGTCCGCCGGCGCAACACGTGGCCACCCCTGTGGCCGGCAAGACATCGCGCCGACCGGCAGTCGGCCGATGTCGGTCGAATAGACGGCAGGCAGCAGACTTCTGCCCACAAACTGGCATCCTCCCTGCAAGTAAGTCCCTGAAAGCTTGCCCGGGAGCCTCTTGTGCCAATCACCGGTACCGACATCGATGCCAGTCACCTGGCAATCCTGCGGGAGATCCGCCAACCCATCCTGATCGCGCTCAACCGGAGCTTCCGCAACGCCTACGTGGCCGTGGTGGACGGGCTGATCGAGCGCATCGTCGAGGAGACCAACTGGGAAAAGCAGGATCAGCTCAACGTGGCGCTGGACATCCTGCGCAATGGCAAGGCCAGCATTGAGCAGCAGTTCGAGGTCGGCTGTGCCCGCAGCTGGAAGGAACGCACCGGTATCGCTTCCGACGGCAGCTACAGCACCCCTCAAACCACCATCATCCAGGACGAGCCGCCAACGCTGCGTCTGGTGGACGATGACACCATGCGCGACCAGCTGCTGGTCGCACGCATTTCGGCTCGCGCCCGTCGCCGGATGGACGAGGAGCTGGCCGACGGCCTGCGCGCCCGCTTCGGCGCACTACTGCAGCAGGACTGGTTTGCCGAGAACGAATACCCGATCGCGCCGGACATCATCTTCGAGGTGCTGCGCGGCATTCTGACCCAGCACCAGGTGCGCCCCGGTGACGGCACGGCATCGTTCCTGCTGGATCTGTTCGAGCCCAAGTTCACGGTCGAACTGATCGAGCTGTACCAGGACGTGAACCGCAGGCTCATCGCCTACGGCATCCTGCCCGAGCTGCGCTACAGCATCTCCAAGTCCCGCGCCTCCCAGTACATCAGCGGCGAGCATGACGACCCGCTGGGCGAGGGCGCCGAGCACGATGAGCACGGCGGTCGCGGCAACGGTCGCGGGGGCAGGGCAAACGGCCACGGCGTGATCGATGTCTCCGAAGCCGAGATCGGCCAGTGGGCCGACCAGATCGGCAGCGGTAGCGAACAGAGCCCGGCCATGCTGGCCCAGGCCACCCGCTATCTGGCCGATCCGCGCAACTTCGGCAACGACGCCCAGATGGCCGCCCACAAGCAGGCCACCTCCGACCAGCTGATGGCCGTGCTGAGCGAGCTGCAGGCCCGTACCGAGGAAGCCAACAGCCCCGAGGCCGTCGGTACGGTGATGCAGGAGGTGCGCCAGCAGTCCTCGGCCGCCGCCCAGACGCACGGCTCGCCGCTGGATCGGCTGATCATCGAGACGGTTGCCCAGGTGTTCCAGCTGGTCTACGAGGACGACGCCATCGCCAACGCCATCAAGCAGCAGCTGCTGCGGCTGCAGGTGGCAGCGTTCAAGGCCGCACTGCTGGATGCCAGCTTCTTTGCGCGCCCCGACCACCCGATGCGCCGTTTCGTCGACCGGCTGGCCCAGATGGGCTCCGACCCGGACTTCGAGACCGAACCCGGCTCACCGCTCGTCAAGGACATCGAGGACCTGGTGACCTGGGTGCTGAACAATTTCGAGCGCGAACTGGTGGTGATCGGCGAGGCCCTGGACCGTGCCGAGCGCATCATTGCCGACGAGACGGCACGCCGCGACGCCAGACTGGAAAAGATTGCCGAAGCCGCCAGCCGGGCAGAGCGCATCGACCTGCTGCGCCAGGAGATCCGCGACGGCATGCGTGCGCGGCTCACGGGCGGCCAGATCCCGGAATGCATCCAGCACTTTGCCGAGCATTCGTGGACCGAGGTGATCGTGCGACTGCGCGACGGCACGGGCGAGCTGCCATTTGACGAGGCCCGCGCCCAGCGCGTGCTGGAAACGCTGCTGTGGAGCGTGCAGCCCAAGAAGGCCACCGAGATCAGCGAACTGGCCCGCACGCTGCCCCAGATGATTGCCGACCTGTCGCGCGGCATGGCCTTCATCGCCATGCCGGGCACCGAGCGTGAGGCCTTCCTGAAGACCCTGATGACCTGCCACGGCCAGGTCATCCAGCAGAGCAAGAACCGTCCTGTGACGCCCGTTGCCTGTCCGAGCGCCGCTGCACCGGCCGCCAGAACGGCAGGCGCAGCCGGGCAGGGCATGCCGGCAGGTCAGGGCGCCCAGGCCGCGAACGGGCAGGGCATGTCCGCCCTCGCCACTCTGGCCAGGAATTCGGCCAAACAGCCGGCTCCTGCCCAGCAGACGGCTGGAAAGAACGCCGCCAATGCCGACGACTACGATCAGGCCTGGGACGAGATCACCCGTGCCGGCCTGAAGAACGGCGACGAGATCGAGCGCGACCACGAAGGCGAGACCCGGCGCTACAAGCTGGGCTGGGTCAGCCCCTCGGCCACGGTCTTCATCTTCTCGCGCTATCCGCGCGAGCACTGGACCGTCAATCGCCGCGAACTGCATGAGCTGATGGCCGGCAAGCAGGTGCGCGTCATTCGCAAGACGGCATCGGTGGCCGCTGCCATCGACGCGCTGCAGGCGGCCTGACAGTCGCGTCCGTCCGCAGCGTTCGTCCGGATCCCGGTTGCCACGCGAGACCCCGCGCGGCACCCGGTTCCGTTTTCAGAGGTCCGTGTTCAGCGCACGGCCTTGATCACGGCGCAGGCAGCCCGGCCGCCGGCATCACCGGTCGGCTGGCTGTGCAGGTCGTCCTTGCCCTTGTGGACGATCAGGCCCCGGCCCAGAATGTTCTGCGGCCCGTCACCCAGCGTCAGCTGCTTCTGCGGCAGCACCAGGTCCACCTTGGCCACACCATCGGCACCGGCATGGATGTTGCCCAGATCGCCGGCATGGTGGTGATCGTCATCCCGGGCCGGATCGCCGTGCTTCTGGCCCGGCAGATGGAAATGGCCGCCCGCGCTGGTGGCATCCGGCGCGCTGCAATCGCCTTTCTCATGCACATGGAAGCCATGGTCGCTGTTGGGCTCCAGGCCGGCCACTTCACCGTGGATGCGGATCCGGTCACCCTCATGCACGAAACGGATCGTGCCCTGGGTCGGCGAGCCCACGGTGGGCTGCAGATTCGCCACGGCTTCGGTGGCACGCTGCGTGCCTTCGGTCGCAGCCGCAACGCCGTGCTCATGGTCATGGTCATGGTCATGGTCATGGGCGCCATGCTCATGGGCACAGGCAGAGATCGACAGCGTGGCCAGCACGGCCAGGGTCATCCGCTGGATCGGGAATGTCATCTTGGGTTCTCCTGAGAAAAGATCGGAACTGAAATTCCGCGCGGCCCGTACGGTACACGAAGAGGCCGCAGGGTGCTCAACGCCGATGTCGCACCTTTCAGACACCCGGGAAGACCCCGATTGCCTCGCCAGACGAAACAGGGAGCAGGCCGGTGATCATGCCCATGAAGTCCTGGTGAAATCCATAATTTGACATAATAACCATTATGCGCAGTCGCAAAACCCACGAACCGACGCCGACACGAGGCACAAAATGAACGTCCAGATTGTGAGCACCCAAACCAAACCGATCACCACGAAATCCGGCCAGAAAATGGAACTGCGCGTCGTGCAGGGATTCGGCGACGACGGAGCCGTGTTTAAAACGGTGCTGCACCGGGAACATCCGGATATTCGCCCGGGCCGTTACGAACTCGTCCCCGACGTGTTCGTTAATTTCGAGTGCGAACTCAGCGCGCGGTTCAATTTCCGGCCCGCGCAGGCAGCGAAACAGTGATTACCCGAGCCGCCAGAGGTCACGCGCCTGGCGGCTCTTTTTTTGTGCGTGACCCGAACCGGAGAAATCCCATGTTCAAACTCGTACTGGCCAGCGTCCTGACCGTGTTTGGTGCAGCGGCTCACGCCGAGGTGCCCCAGGCCGTTACGCAGGCAATCAGCACGGCGCAAGCTGATGCGCTGACTATCGGCGGCGCCATTCTGGCCGCCATCGTCACCATCTATGCCCTGAAGCTCGCTCGCCGCGCTCTGTGAGCACGGCCGGCGATTGAGGCAGGCGGCCGGGGAAACTCGGCCGTTTTCGTTTTCTGAGACCGCAGCCATGGCATTCCAGCAGCACGGCCAGTGTTTCGAGACCGTCGACCAGGCGGCAGCCTATGCCGGCGCACACTCAAACGGCCTGATCCTGTCCGGCCCGTCCGGTCCTGTCGGCGTGACGTTCGCCGGCTACCAGGGCGGCGCGCTCCATTACACGCTGACCAGCGCGGCCGGCACGTCCACGCTCCAGGTGCCGTACCTGGGCGCACAGTGCCAGCTAATCGACACGCCCGACGCGCTCGCCCTGTCCTGGGCCGTCGTCGGCGCGTGGGCCGTTGCATTCGGCGTCCGGCTCGCGGTGCGGGCCATCAACCAGTGAGGTTCCTAATGATCACGATATACGGTATCGCGGCCGCAGCCGCAGTGCTGGGGGCAGCATGGATTTTGCTCAGCGACTGATCCTGGCCGGCGCGCTCCTGGTCGTCGCCCTGCCCGCGTCGGCATTTTACCGGGAGCCGTCGCCCCCGCCTGGTACGACGATTCGTCCTGGTGGCGGGACCACGTTCCGGCCCACGTCGCCGGTGCCCGGCACAGGCCGCATCCCGGGCGGATCGGCAACGATCAATATCGGAAACGGGCGCACCGTCACGCGCCCGATTACGTGGCGTCCTGGTCCAGGTGCAGGCCGTGCTATCGCCACCGGAATCGTGCGCGGCGGACTCTGGGGGCTCGGACTCGGCCTGGCCGAGTGGGCGGCCGATCAGTGCATCCACAGTGCCCCCGGCGGCGGCCTGCTGCTGCGTTGCGGCGACCCGGATAACGGGGAGGAGCCCTACCTGCCGGGGGTCAGGGTGTATCTGTCCGACTATTTGGGAGAGAGGGACGCAACGTCGTTGCAGGACGCATGCCAGCGGTCTGTCAACGCGCAGGCGGGCAAACAGGTGCCCGCGCGTATAGAGATGGACGGGGATAACAGGGCGACGTGTTATTCAGGTTCTCACGGTGACGGTACGTGGTGGGATCTGGCCGTGGTCTGGCAGACGTATTTTTGCGAGGGTCCGCCGGCGGTGTACTCGGACACGGGTAAATGCCCGTTGCCCAGCGACGCGCCAGACGGCCGCCCTATCGACCAGGATACCGCTATCGATATGCTGTCCGGCAAAGTCCCGCCGACAATCCCGCCAGGCATAGATATTCCGGTCACAAACCCCGTTTGGAACCCTGCCGGCCCGGGGTCCGACCGGACAAAACCAGTAATCGTTCCCGTTGGAGACCCCATCGCGCGAATTGCCCCGCAGCCCGCGCCCGAGGTCTCGCCAGTCGCCCCGAAACCAGGCGCGACGAAACCGCCCGGGGCTATCGAGTGGCAGCAGCCGGCGGTAGAGATCACGCACAGCCCCACGCCCGACAACCCGCTGCGCGTAGACGTGAAACCGATTAACGTGCCTGTCGAATCGCCGCGAGACAAACTCAAACCCGAGACCGACGGGAAACCGCAGGCGGTGCCGAAACCTGGGCAGAAACCCGGCGAGAAACCCGCCGATCCGACGGTGGACCCGTCGATAGACCCGGCGTTGATGCCGGACAAAAAGAAGGACGGGGAGGACGGCAAAGGGCCGGACGATAAAACGTCTGACCTGTGCAAGCTGCATCCCGATATCCTGGCGTGCAAAAAACTGGAGGAACTGGAGCCGGACGACCTGGAAAACAGGACCGTAGATGTGGCGCTGCGCCCTGCCGACGGGTTCGCGCGTGCCGGCCACTGTCCCGCCGATCGAGTGATGCACGTGCTCGGCCAGGAGGTCACGTTCACCTGGTCGCCGGTTTGCGACCTGGCACGCGGCGTGCGTCCTGTCGTTGTGGCGTTCGCGGCTCTCGCGGCTGTCGGCATCGTTGTTGGCGCATCCAGGAGGACGTGACGTGGCAGGCAAAACAGCAGCGGCCGTCGGGCTCGCTGAGTGGCTCGCATCGATCTCGTGGCCGATCGTGTCCCGGGTGCTCGCGGCGCTCGGCGTCGGCACCGTCACCTATGCGGGCCTGGACGCGGCCGTTTCCGTCGGACTGGACGCTGCCAGGTCGTCCATTAACGGGCTCACGCCAGACGTAATGGGCGTGTTGGCCCTGGCCGGCGTTTTCGACGCGATGGGGATCGTCGCTGGCGCGCTGACGACGGCCGTCACGCTCGCAGCTACGAAACAGTTCGCTCTACACACGACCGGAGGCAAACGGTGATAACGCTGATTACGGGCGCGCCAGGAGCGGGCAAAACGGCCGCCCTGGTAGATATCCTGGCGAGCACGGACCCGGCGCGGCTCATCTACGCATCGGGCGTGCCGGAGCTGTCGTTACCTGGTCGGACCGTGCACGTCCTGGACGACGTGGCCAGCTGGCCCGACCAGGTGCCGGACGGTGCGTTGGTCGTCATCGATGAGGTGCAGCGCGTGTGGCGTCCCCGCGCTGCTGGGCAGGCAGTCCCGCGTGACATTGCCGAACTGGAGACGCACCGGCATCGAGGGCTGGATTTCCTGATCGTCACCCAGGCGCCCGGCCTGGTACACCGAAACGTGCGGAACCTGGTCGGGCGTCACGTGCATCTGCGCGACGTTGGGATGCTCGGCCGGTGGTGGTACGAGTGGCCCGAGACGTGCGACAACGTGCTGTCTGGTTGGCGCACCGCCCCAATCAAACGACGGTACCGGCTCCCGCGCCGGGTGTTTGGCCTGTATCGGTCCGCGTCGATGCATACGCGGCCGAGTCGGTCGGTGCCGGTCTCGGCTATCGTCGTCCTGGTTGCCGGCCTAGCAGCGGTCGGAATCGGCGTCGCAGGCTACCGGGCAATCAGCCAGCGGGCAGCCCCCGCCCAGGCAGCACACCCAGCGCAGACCGCCCAGGCGGCCCCTGCCCAGGTAGCGCCCCCCGCCACCGTGCCGGGCTCGGGCATT